AAAACCTACATGTTCATTTGATATTTGATATCCAATATCCGTTTTGGCAGTATTTACTGCACCATGGTGTAATGCAATTTTATATGTAGCTGTAAAATCTTTTGCACGAATATAATCAGCGGGTGTTTTATCAACAGCCATATGATTCCAAGTAACGCCTCCCAATTCAAATAAACCATTATCTTTAACAAAATGAATATGTTTATTTTGAATTACATCCAGTACTGGACTTACTGCATCGATGCGATGCATATTGTTTAAGTTCATGTCATGGTTACCTAAAATAACAATTGTAGGTAATTCAAATCCATTAAAGAAATCAACTAGCATTTGAACTAGTTCTGGCGACATATCTAATTTGCTATGCACAATATCTCCAGTAACTACTGCAATGCTTCGTTCTGTTTTAGTTTGATTAATATATTCAAACATGTTTTTAAATACTTCTCGATATTCTCGATGCCGTTTCAATGTTCGAATATGTACGTCTGAAATATGATAAATTTTATCAATCTTATCAATTCCCGTTTCAATTTTTTTTATGCCCATAACATGTCCATTTTGAGTGCCATGATGCGCTCAAATGTTAATATATCAGTATCGTTAATAATTTCTGTAATATGTTCAAAACCTAATTCTGATGCATCTGCATCTTGTAGTTTGATAAAATAAACATTTAATCCTTCTGCCATAAATCGTTCTGCAATTTGCACTGCATTTTTAAGTGCATCAGCATCCAAGCAAATATAGATATCTCTAACTCGTTTTTCAATGATTTTCTTTTGCAAAGCTGGTTGAATAATTTTTCCGAACAATGGTATTGCATTGCGTTTAATTGCAATTGCATCAAATGCCCCTTCGCAAAGTATAATTGGTTGTGACCAATTTATAGTTAAATCAAATCCGATAATGTCTTTTGATATTTTTGGATTTTTATGTTTTTGTTTGTCTGCCTTATAAAATGCTCTAGAAACAAAATAATTCAATTGTCCTGCTTCATCATAGCTAGGAATAATTATCTTTCCGGAATATTCTCCTCGTTCGCAATATCCAATGCGATACTTTAAAATATCTAACATACCAACACCGCGCTGAGCTAAATAATGAATTGCATTGCGATAATCTGGTGTACTTTTTTTATTCCATAACGGAATATAATTTTCTGGTAATGATAATGCAGTTACGATTTTCGTTTCTGTATTAACACGATATCTAGAAGATTCAATTATTTTTGAAAGTTGTTCAAACCATTCTTTCGACAAGCCCATTTGCTTGAATAAACTAGAAATAGTTCGTCCTTTTTTATCAGATATCCAACAATGCCATGGATTTTCTCCGGCATGATTTGTGTTGATATCAATTTCTAATTTTGGTTTGTAATGTGAAGTAAATGGCGAAAAGAAAGCAATATTATTACCAGAAGTAGATTTTCCTTTACCTAGAACTGATTCTAATAATTGTAACAGTTTAAGATTCTTCACAATTATAATATAATAAAAAACTGTAAGTAATCCAATTAATAATTAATATATAATATATGTTAAGCACATACATTTCATTACTGGCTTAACGATTGAATCAATAAATTCTTCAATCTATTAATTAAATAACTTTCATTAATCTTCATGAATATATTAAAAATAATTCACAAAACAAACCTTACTTAAAAAAACGTTTCGGGTCTGCTGGAATTTCGCCTGATTTTACGCATTCAGCAAACCATTCTGCAGGTATATCTTTTTTTGCAACGTGCATAATACCTAGCTTACGTGCAAATGATTCATATGTAGTTGGAGATGTTTTTGACAATTTTTGATTAGGATTTTGAAACACCATTCTTATATCAATTCCAGGATTTGATTGTAATACATGTTTCATCTTAGTGCGATCTGCAGTAGTCCACCGTCCTTTCGTTTCAATATACATGGTACCGCCATTGCGTTTTGTAAACACAAAATCCGGAGTATATTTTGCTTTACGTTCTGGAACTATGTAATTTAATGTGTCGGTTTCATAACGCAGTTCATATTCTGTTTGTTTAATTTGTTCTGATACAGTTAATTCTAATCCTGATTTATAACCATGTTTAAGAGCATTTGCTCGTTTAGAATTACCAGAACTATGAAAATGATTTCGTCTCATATTATAACTTTTTTATTTTAATTTACCAATCAACCATAACCATTTTATCATTCCATATCATGATATTATCCGATCGGAAATCTAAATCTAAATCAAATTCTTTTATATTTAATTTTTCAACATCTAATTGTAATGCATTTAAAAAATTATCTATCAATGGATCTATAGTATCTGTTTCTTGAATAAAATCAAAAATAGAAACTTCTCCACCTCGTTCTCTAGCAAACGAATAAAACTCATCCATAAACATATCAATTATTTTACGTATACGATCAGGCAATTCAGATGCATTTGCCATTATATACATATTTTTTCCATCAACATAATATACTGGAATAAACGTTGTAAATTCAGTATATCGGTTTACGATAATGTTTGCAACTTTATATTCATCTTGTTCTTGCGTAATTTTAAAAGTTTTATCTTCGCCATCAATTTCATAAACGCGACCATTATCGCCAGCACCAATTAATCGAAATTGTTTGTTTTGTATCTTATCTAAACAACGTTGAATATCAGATTCAGATAATTCTTTAAGTAAATTTTTTAAACGTATCATTTTGCAAATCCTGGATTAGAAAATAAAATATTTCGATCTAAATCTAAACGTATTAAAAAATTTAAATCTACATCATCTCGTTTTTTTATTGGTTGTGCTAATTTTCCAATAGCTAATAATTGACCATTGGCATTATATAATCCAATTGTAGTAATATAAGGTGTAAAATTGCTACCCGTTACAAAACTTTGATATGTATAATTATCATCGTTAGTTAATGTAACATTTGTAGACAAATTAAATTCACCTGCATCTATTCTAACTAATGCACTTAGTTCGTGAATTGTTTTAGTACTTTTGTATGATGCAGTAAATGGCGTATTTAATAAATTTTGAAAACGATAATCAGGACTAGAAAATACAACTAAACCTTGAGCAGGCATAACGGTACCAACATTTCTAGTTTGTAACATAGTACCGCCTTCCGTTCTATCAGCTAAATAACCAATTTCTGTACCTGTTAATGCTTTATTAAAAATTCGTATTTCATCTAGTTTTCCGATGTAATTAGAATCGTGCAACAAATTCTTTATATCGGTAGGATTCCCTGCATTAAATATTTGGCTTCCTGAAATTGAAAATCCTCCTATCTTTAACGGATCATTATTATCAATTCGAATCGATGCAGATAACGGATTATTTATCGGTTGCAATAATGTACTCGATTGTGATGCTACTAATGTTCCGTTAGTATAAAGTTGAATAGCACTACCAGATTTTTGAAAAAGTATATGAGTCCAATTGTTAGAAATAGATGCAGTAACACGTAAAGTTGGGTAGCCCAATTGTAAGTTTACACCTGGAATGTCGGGGTAAATAACGTCACTATTTCCGCCAACTGTACACACAATACTTGGTCCACTTCCTACAGCAACAATCTCAAATGGCCATTGTTTTTGATGTATAGATGTTCGTTTACTAAGTAAAATTTGCGGTTTAAAGACATTAGTATTTGAAGCACTAACAAAAAATGATATTGCATAATCATGATCTCGATCATACGATCCATCTAATATACGATCAATTGACCCCGATCCGTTAAAATTTGCAGCATACCCAATACTTCGTTGTTGTCCCGTAGTAGTAGGAATTCCTGAAACATATGTAACTCCCGATGTATTATACGGAGTACGCGATATATCAAAATATTCATTGAAACCTTCATAAAATACAGAACCTGATATGATTGCTGCTGTATTAAAACTCGTATCATAAATATTTTCATATGAATCTGAAGCAAATGATCCAGATACCGAAGAAGTAAACGTAAATGATGTAGATTTTATTCGTTCGCCAATTTTAACTTGAGGAATTGATAAAACTGACGCTGATTGAAATAATGCTTTTTTTGTTTTTGTTATATTGGGCGGACCATATGTAATAAACGGTTCATTTTTATATCGATAAAATAAATGATTAAGTGAATAATAAATAACTTC